ATGGAAATCAGTGAAACAGGTATTAATAAGCTCAAAAGCTATGAAAGTTTGAGATTGAAAGCATATCCTGATCCTGCCACTGGAGCTGAGCCGTGGACAATAGGATACGGTCATATAAGGGGGGTGAAGCCTGGTCAAGTGATTACTGTACAGCAGGCAGAAACATTCCTGCTTCAAGATCTCATCCCGATTTATGATGCCATTCAACAATTAGTTAAAGTACCTCTAAAACAAAGGCAGTTTGATGCCTTGTGTTCGTTTATTTTCAATCTAGGAATAAATAATTTTGCCCATTCAACCTTATTGCAGAAGTTGAATGCAGGTGATTATCAAGGTGCGGCAGGAGAGTTTTTGAAATGGGATCGTGCAGATGGATTAGAGTTATCGGGCTTGCGTATGCGAAGAGAATCAGAGCAGAAAATGTTTTTATCATAAGTAGACTTGAACATGATGCATGTAATGCAACCCAATGAATTCACTAGTAAATGGAGTATATATTCTTCAATTTGCAGCACTGCCAACAAAGCTGCAAATTGAAAGTAACTCACTAAATTATTGATGCGTTATTTTGCAGCACAACACGATAACCATCAATATCTTCGAATGTTTTCCCATTTTTATCCCAATAAGGATTGTAAGAAGAAACGAGAATAAAACCGGCTTCTTGCATTTTTTTTATCTGTTCCTGCCATTCAAATTTATCTTCGATATAAAATACTAATAAATTATCTTGTGTCGGAGCTTTTCCAACATGTGTATTGTGATGATGAGTAAACTCTAGATGCCAAGAATGATTGGGATGCCCCAGCATAATGCCATCAAAATTCTCGTGATTTTTGAACTCTCCTAGTATCGTGAAATTTAGGCCTTTACAATACATATTTGTGATAATAGTAAGATTATCTGTGGGTCTGGCAATTCTAAGACTAGTTGAGCTTATCATATTGTTTTTTCAATTGTAGGGTTTAATCAGAAAAGAAATTTTATCTGAAAATATTTTGATTTTATTGGGAAGAAGTGCTAGAGAATAACCCACACTTCTTCACTGTTACTATTTTCTTTTAAAAGATCACTCTAATCGAAAAAATTATTTAATATCAGCATCTACTACTTGATAGAAGGCATTATTTGTATCTGCAATTGTCCACACTCCGAGAATAACATGATATCCGGAGCGTTCTGGGACATCACAGGTCAGAGTAACATTTTTAGTTGGTATCTTGCCATTATCCAAACGTTCACAGAAGGGGGTTAAATCAAACTGTGCACGAGTGAGTGGTTTATTCGGGTCCCAGTCCGGTTTAGTGATAAAGAATTGCCATGAAGTGGTACTATGTTGGGCTGTTAATGTCCATTTAAAATCATTAGAGCCTTTATTGATGCTGATATGATGCCAGCGGTCGGCACTTTGCTCATTTAATTGATTGAACTGATCAACACCTCCACTCGCAATTTTACCGTCGGGAGGCCCTCCTTCTGGGAAGCCTTTAGGCCCTTCGATGGATTGTGGTTCGTACATGATAAGCCCGCAGTTTTTGTTGATTTTTTTAGTACATAAAAGCGCTCTGCTGGGAGGGGACTCGATATACCCATGGCGAGAGTTTGGTTCAGCAGTACTAGATAGTGGAATCGTACCAAAAGCTGTCAATCCCACCAAAAGTAATGACTTTTTAATGTTCATGATGAATTTCCTATTTTTTCCGTGCTTGACTGTAAAATAAGTGGCATTAATTTTTTTTATAATATTAATTAAGCTTGTGGTATTTAATTGATTTTTTGTAAAAATACACAGGGATATTTATAACAAAATTAGTTCATTATAAATGCTTAATTTATGATATAGGTATGTCAGAACGATATTATCAAAGAAGGAGGTGGACTCTGTTTTTATAAATAATGAACGTGGTAGGGTAATTCCTGTTTTTTAGAGGGTATATTGGTTTTTTGATAACACAAAAATACCCTCCCGATATATTGGGAGGGGAAGAGCGAAATAAGAAGCAAATGAGGGTGTACTAAACAAGTAGGACATCTCAGTACACTTAAATAAGGTAGACCTTAATGGCATAATATGCAATAAACAAATCTTAAACAAAAACTGAGGGAAGGACGTTTTTAGATTAGTAGGTTGGACGAATGATCTATTTGATAAAGTAATAACTTATTAATTTAACTAAAGTTATGACAAGAATTAACGTTATCTTATCGAGTGAATTGTGTGATCAGCATTTACTCGCAGAACATAGAGAATTGACTAGAATCCCCAATGATATAAGCTCATGTTACCCGTTCTCAGACAATAGTTACCCTCTGATTAATGGCTGGCATGGCATGTATCAGCACCAAACTTTAAATATACAACTCGCTGAATTGCGCACTCGACAAACAGACATATTTTATAATACGTAACCATATTTTAATGCGTATTAATTCTGTTAATGGTTATTCAATTGAGATAAACATCCGACCTAAGTAAGATTAACTGGAAATTTAGCGGTAGTATGAGATTACTTTTATTAATTAGTAAGTTATGTCTGAAGTTAATAAGCCAAAGAATTGTATGTTGTCTTTTGATCTTAAAGTGGGGGGGTGGGGGTAATAATATTGGTCATGTATTAAATAGTTAGTTGTTGTGATATGCTTCCCGCCTTTTAAGGGTAAAGCATGGCCAAAGCTGACGTCTATTGCCGTTATTGTCACAAATCAAAACATGTCAAAGGACATGGAAAAGGGAATGGCGGGCATCCTCGTTATCGTTGCTATACCTGCTGTAAGGTTTTTCAGTTAGAATACACTTATCAAGCCTGCAAACCCGGCGTTAAAGAGCAGATTGTCGACATAGCGATGAACAATGGGGGAATTCGTGACACCGCTCGGATCCTGAGAGTCGCAACAGCTACTGTCATGAAAACGTTAAAAAACTCACGCCCCGAAACGTAACGACGCTGCCCCTTGATGGAAATAACATTCAGCTTATCTGTGAAATAGACGAGCAATGGTCATTTGTGGGGAACAAGAAAAATCAACGCTGGCTTTGGTATGCTTGGGAACCTCGCCTAAAACGAATAGTGGCCCATGTTTTTGGCGATCGCAGTAGAAAAACATTAGACAAGCTACTGGCTCTTTTATCGTCCTTTAATATTCGGTTTTACTGCACAGATGATTATGTTGTTTATGATAACCTTCCCGAGGAAGATCACCTGACTGGAAAGACGTTTACTCAGCGTATAGAGAGAACGAATTTAACTCAGCGTACTCGAGTAAAAAGACTGAATAGAAAAACTATCAGTTATTCAAAATCCGAAGAAATGCACGATAAGGTGATAGGAACTTTTATTGAGCGTGAGTACTATTTTTGATATTCAATCTAACTATTTAATACATGACCAAAGTACTGGGCTTTATATTATCGCCCATTTCCCAAGTGATAAAGATGGTGTTCTCAGCGGGTAAAGCCTTTATTTGGCTGGGTCGCGCATTATTGATGAACCCTATCGGATTGGTGATCGCATTAATTGCGGGGCTGGCTTATGTCCTGTATGACCTGTACCAATGGATAACCACAGGCGAATCGGCATTCGGCGGCTTCTGGAAACTGGTTGCCAAAACGTGGCAGGAAATTAAACGGATATTCAGGGACGGGTTCAAATACATCCTGAAACTGTTCGGCATGAATGAACAGGATGCTAATCGGTTCGTTGATAAGATAGGCGAAGGATTCAGCTTTATCTGGTACTGGATTACCTACCCATTCGTAGCGGCATTCAAGTTCGTCAAAGGGCTATACGAAATCTTCTCCGATGACTCGACCACATGGACTGAGAAGCTGGGCAAAGTGTTTGACCTTATTTGGGACTTGTTGACCACCCCATTCAAGGAAGCATTCAAATTTGTACTGGGTCTATTCGGACTGAACGAAAAGGACGTGAGCAAGTTTGTTGATGATATCGGTAAGCGGTTTGCTGAGGTGAAAGAACTGATTAAGAAGCCGTTTAAGGAAGCGCTTGATTGGGTGATGAATTATTACAACAAAGTTGTTGCTAAGATTAATGCAGTAAGGGACTTTTTTAAGTTCAATTCTGATGCTGAGATTGCTCAATTAGAGCAAATTGCCGCCACCGTTAATGCTGGCGATGGCTCCATGATCGGTCAATCTACTGCTTACTCAATAGCTAACAGTAGTAATCAGACAACAATTAGGCAAGGGGATATAAAAGTTGAACAACATATCACTGCGCCTTCACCAGAGAAGGCAGGTCAATATGCGGCTGATGGTATCGGAAGAGAGCTTAAACGCACGAATTATGCGTTAGTAAGTACCTTATCCCGTTAGTGATTAATTGTGTGTGTTTTGACAAGAATAAAATAAGGAAATATTATTCTTATTGGTATCAGAACCGCGACCACAAATAAATCGCTTAAATAAAGCGAATGCAAGTAAAACTTAAATTTAACAATGTCGAGATGGTGGTGAATATAATACCCTCACGGGGAATTAACCCAGCCTTTCATGTGGTAGGCTTTTGAACATCTTGGCGCCTTAATTAGGGATGTTTAAGAATGAAAGCATTAGCTATTATTGCTCTTATATTTTCTGCTCTGTCTGTTTTTATTCCTGTTGGTGGTGTATTCATCGCTATGTTCTGTAGTGTTCTTGCTCTTATCACATTTTATAAGAGTCCAACATTATCCGGCGTGACATTTGGTATTAACGTCATTGCTACAGCCTTTTTATCGCCAAGTATTATGGCTACCGCTGCCACAATGCACAGTAATGGCGAAGATGGTGTAGGGCTTTATTGGTTCTATGTTGGCTTCCATGTTGTTTTTTTTGTATTGGCAGTTCTTATCTCAATAATTTTAAAGAAAAGAGCAAGCAAAAAACAAACTGCAACAGCGGGTTAATTGCAAGCCAAGCCCCTTATGGGGCTTTATAATCGCACCATAACTGGATGAAAAAACACTAACAAAACTTGAGATTAGATGCTTAAATATACAATTAAAGTAGTTAGCTAACTTAATGTATGCGGATATCTAAATGAAAAAAGTATTGAAATGGGTTGGGATAGTACTTGTCGTCATATTCGGCATTGGGATTCTTGTTGGTAAGGATGAAAGTAAACCAGTGGAAGATACTTCTGTTTCTTCTGCACCTTCCAGCTCTTCTAATAGTAATAGCAAGAAAACAATTTCTTTGACAGCAAAAGAGGCTGAATTCATCAACTTTGTTATTGAAGATGATGCTGATGTGGCTTTCAGTGGTGGAGATGCTTTGATTAAGCCTGATGTTATTTTTGTAACAGCCAAAGAATTACAGAAAAATTATGCTGCAAATGAAGCAAGAGGCGACAAGACATACAAAGATAAGGATATGGTTATTACTGGTGTTGTGTCATCTATTGACTCAAGCATTGGTGATATTCCTGTTGTTACATTAAAAACAAATGACATGTTTAATACCGTCCATGTTAGATTCAAGAAACAGTATAGGGATATTGCTATTGATCTAGACAAAAATAAAAAAATTACTTTCTTCTGTAAGGGAGATGGTGTGATCATTGGTTCCCCTACAGTGAGTAGCTGTATGCCTGTTGATGTAGCCAAAAAAGACTTCACTAATAAGCAAAAACAATATGTAAATAATTCCCTCGAAGGCGATAAAAGCATACCTGATGAAATAAAGGGAATTATACTTTTGACAAAAATAGTTGGAGAGGAAACCAATGATTTTGCGAAATGTGAAAAATTTGGTAAGAAATGCTTAGAATCTACCGTGCAAAAAATGAAAGCATCGGGAAAGGATCCAAAAAGCTATCTAGAATCATCACCGGCTGCACAAGAACTTAAAGAAGTATTAGGTGAGAAAAAGTAAAACAGCCCCTTACGGGGCTTTTTTGTTGGTAGATGCTACGTCACTGTATGACACCGGAGGCTCTTATGATAAGTGAATATGTTTTACCGACCATCGCTCTGATTGCATCATTAGCCTGTGTCGGATTTAACATTTATATCTATATCAAATCAAAAAAAACTGGTTACTAATCAGTTCGTTTTATCTTCATACATCCGTTTTACTGTTTCCATAAACAATTCTTTGAACTTATCGGATTCTAACTGAGCAAGTTCATCTATGTTTCTGGGATGTAATTCCTCGTCTACAGCAGATTGTAGGATCATGACCATCTCCGAGTTGAGAGAGCGCCCGTTTCTCTTGGCTCTTTCGGTCAACGCCTCCTTTAACTCGTCAGGCATTCTTATGCTGTATGGACTTATATCTCTAACTTTTTTCATTGAACTCAGCCATTAATCACATTGATATCAAATTGTATTCACTTTCTTCTTGACAGGATATATTCATAGTTATATCTTTGTGATATCAAAAAGAATCACAAAAGAAGAGAGAGCCATGAAAGAGGATAAAGCAGCATACACATTAAGGATGCCGATAGATTTAAAAAATCTGCTCCAAAAAATAGCTAAGCAAGAAGGACGTTCATTCAATTCAGAGATTGTCCAGCGAGTAATAAAGACTTTGAAAGATGATGGATTTTCTATCAATTAAAAATAGTGAAGCCTCACCTGCTGAGAACAAGTAAGGCTTCTAATGTCAGTTAATCGATGAGGATCAAGCGACATGACAAGTATAGCAATTAGCAAAACGAATAACACCAATCAGTTAACTTTCCGTAGCACTGTGTTTAATCCAGTGTCTCATGCCAATAAAATTTGGCTCACTGCGGTTGAGTTAGCAAAAGCTCTGGAATACAAAAAATCAGATGCTGTTACTCAGATTTATGAGCGCAATTCTGACGAGTTTACCTCAGCCATGACCGAGACCCTCAATTTGAGTGTCTCGAATAAATCAAAGGGTTACAGTAAAAACTTACAGAAAACGGTGCGAGTTTTCTCCCTCAGAGGCGCTCACTTAGTCGCTATGTTTTCTAAGACAGATGTTGCTAAAGAGTTCCGAAAATGGGTTCTGGATATTCTTGATCGAGAAGTTGAGAAAGGTATCTCAGGAACCACTAAAACCACAGTCCAACAACGGAACCCATTAAAGAACGCTGTTAATCTTCTGGTGAGCAAGAAAGGCATTATGTATCCAGAAGCCTATTCACTGGTTCACCAACGGTTCAACGTAGAGCATATAGACGAATTGACAGCCGATCAGTTACCACAGGCCATCGAATATGTTCACAAAATGGCGCTAGAGGGTGAATACTTGGGGAAAGAGGAACTATCTGTTTCAGAAGTTAAACAGATATCCGACGACGATTTGCAAATCCTATGCTGGCTATGGAAATACTCAATTGATATGGCTCACTATATGATTGATGTAGAACCATTACTCAGCATTGCAGGGCATAGGCTTGCTGGTGCATATGCTGAACACCCGCGCAGAGCCATTAGAAAATCCAACGAAGCACGTCGCATTCTTGAGAAGGCAACGGAACATATTCAAATTAAGACTGTTCAGATGGATAACTGGCGGATACTACATAGTCTGAGAATTCCTAGCTGTCCACTTTAACCCCAAGCCACGGATGGCTTTAAATGAAATTTATGACAGGCGATTAATTAATCAAATAGTAAAAAGAAAATACCCGCTGTAGTGTGTGCTAGACAAAATAAAGAGGAGGATCAATCCATGAATCAATATATTGTTACCTATAGCGGCCTTGGTAGTGACAACTCAGTTCTGGTTAACTCGCAGATTGCTTTAGATTTTGATTGGAGTACGGGTGGGGTTAGTGATTTTTTAATTGCGGTGGAGAATGAGGCGCTCACTCAAGCCACGGGATTTAATAGCTCTGTAGCAAGAATCTCTATTGTTAGAATATATACTCTGCAATAAATAACATATTAAATAACCCCCATGAATTCAAGGCTGCGCATGGCGTGGCTTTTTTTATTGGATCTGACTATGGACTTACTAAGCGGCTTTAACACCATGCGAGCTTCGGTGATAACTCGCTCTATTGGTGAGTTTCAATTTGACTGTGTGGTTATCGAGAATCACAGTTCAAATCTACGCATTACTGAAAACCCTATCGAGTCTGGAGCAGCAATTGCTGACCATGCCGTTCTGGAGCCGAAAGAGATTACGATTGCGGGGATTATGGTTGGTTATCAGCCCCCACAGCATTTCAGGCGGCTGATTGGGGGGGATATTTCGGTAATGGATAAATACCCGATCCCCATCGAAATCAAAGCCATGCTACGGCAATCCGAGTCTCTGGTGAATCGCTATTTATCGACGGGTGGAGCCCTATTGGAACAGGCCGGATATAACCGACCCGTAGCGCCGTGGTTGCCTGACTATCAGGGACGTGCCAATGACAGCTCTCAGACGCTGGACAGAGTCGGCAAGGCATATAATGACCTGCTTAATTTGCAGAAGAAAGGCGAGCCAATGGCGGTTCTGACGGGGTTTAAACAGTACAACAATATGATGATCGTTAGTGTCAGCGTTACCCAGATGAATGATAATTCCGCTGAATTCAATCTGACATTGCGTGAAATATTTATTGTTGAAACGCAGACGGCTAAGGGACTGCATCCCAACATTAAAAAGTCGGCCCCTAAAAAGAAGAGCATGGGGAAGACGCAGCCTAAATCAGTCAAGAATGACGATAATAAATCATTTATTAAATGGTTAAAAAATACCCTCTCAGGTGGCTAATGATATACGAAATACCCGTATCAACCGAAGAAATCCAAGAGCAGAGTTTTAGCCTGTTCGATATGAACTTGAGATTTACACTCTATTTCAACCCCATTTCTAACGGCTGGCAGTTTGATTTACTGGATACCAACACCGATGAATTCATTGCTCAACTGTACGGACTGACGGTCAACAGCCCGGCATTGTTCACTAAAAACCTCCCGTTCATCATATTAATGAGTGATGGCTCTAGATTGGGGATCAATTCAGTTCAGCGGGGTGAATTAGGGCGGCGGCTGAAAATATATTTTGTCGATAAGGAAACATGGCATGAGGCAATTCGGACGACAGATTAAATTAAACATCGGCAATACTAGAGAGTCGATAGAAATCACCAACCTCAGAATCGCATTTGATATCGCCAAAACCATTACCAGCGAACCCAATCCGGCCACAATTCAAATCTACAACCTCAACCAATCCCACAGGAACCTGATCACCAGCAGAACGTATAACCGACTCAGTCTGGCCGTTGGTTATGAAGAGCTGCGGGTGATTTATATGGGCGACATCATTGAGGCGATAACACTACGTGACGGGCTGGACTTCGTTATCCAGTTGACGTGCGGTGATGGCTACGAGGCATACACAGGCGCACTGGTGAATAAGACATTGGCTGCGGGGGCGACTGACACCAGTATTCTGTCTGAGGCCACCAAATCGATGAAGGTTGGCGGTGGTGTGGTGGATTTACCGAAAGACCGGGCATTACCGCGTGGCAAGGTTCTGACCGGGAACGCTCGCGACATTATGCACAAAATAGCCAGAAATAATGGTGCTGACTGGTCAGTGCAGGACGGTAATATGACCGTGTTACCTAAAAACAAGGTCTTGGCTGATAACGAGGGATTTGTACTGTCTCAGGAAACCGGAATGATCGGTAGCCCGGAGAAAACCGATGACGGGCTATCAGTAAGCTGCTTGCTCAATCCGGTCATGCGGATAGGCGGACTGGTGCGGGTTCAGTCAATCATGCCTGAATATAACGGTGATTACAAAATCACGGAACTGGAGCATTCAGGGGATTTTATGAGTGACAACTGGACAACCAAAATAACCTGTATTGGTGGGAAATATCAGAAGGTGGAGAAGAAAAGTGAAAAATCCGACGCTACTTGATGTCCTGAACAGTAAAGCAGAAAACGAGCGGTTAGACATTCACACCGCCTTGCCCGCCAGAGTTGTTTCGTTCAATGGTCACACCGCCACAATCGAATTAATGATCACCCAGCCATTGAGTGATGGCTCGGTCATTGAATTGCCGCCGCTGGTGGATGTGCCAGTCCAGTTTCCACGCGCGGGGGGATTCTGTTTCACGGTTCCTGTCTCGGCGGGTGATGAGGGGTTAGCGATATTCTCCGAACGCTGCATTGATGGCTGGTATGCAACCGGAAACAAATCTGTACCACTGGATGCGCGATTGCATGACTATTCTGATGCGTTATTTATTCCCGGCATTTGTAGCCAGCCTAAAAAAATCCCCGACTTCTTCAATGGCGGCGCTTCCATGCAAACTGATGACGGTTCAACGTTCATTCGCCTGACACGCGGGAAAATCGCCATTCAGGGGGATATTGAGCATCTGGGTAACAGCCAGCAGACCGGCAATCATCAACAGGCCGGAAACTGGAACCAGACCAGCGGTAACAGCGAATCAAACGGTACCATCACAGCCGCTCGGGTTATTGGTGGTGGCGTGGATGTTGAAAATCATACTCACCCTGACTCACACGGCGGCAACATAGGGAGGCCCAACAAATGAGAGTACGGCGACTAGACGACAATCACGACTGGACATTTGGCTGTGGTCGCAGTGATTACGCAACCCAATCAGAGGCAATAGCGCAGTCTGTGAAAACGCGACTCCTGTCTCTGTTCAATGACTGGTTCCTCGACCCCGATCATGGTGTGAGATGGTTCGATTACCTGCGCAAAAATCCTAATCTGATGGCGATGGAGTCAGAACTAAAAACGACCGTCCTGAATACGGCTGGCGTGACAGAAATTACCCGCTTCGATATCCAGCTCAATGAGCACCGGAAATCAGTTGTGATTGTTGAATACATCGACAGTTACGGCAAAAAAAACGAGGTCAATACAGATGCTCCAGATTACTGATACCGGAATTGTTGTTGAGCAACTTTCTGTTATTCACCAACGACTGGAGGCCGGATTCCGGCGTATCTATGGCGAAGATATCAATCTCGATGCTGACTCACCAGACGGTCAGATAGTGGGCCTGTTCTCGCAGGAACTCGCCAATATCAATCAGGTCATTGCAGTGATTGTACAGATGCTCGATCCCTACAATGCCACGGGCGCATGGCTGGAACAACGGGCCATGTATGCGGGGCTGGTTCGCCGGGGTGCAAAATTCAGCTATCTGGATGAGGTGATAATCACAGGGAATGCGGGGGTGACAGTGCCAGCCGGAACAGTGCTGACAGATGATAATCGCGTCAAATGGGTAACACTGATTGACGCAACGCTCAATAACAACGGCTCCGCTCAGGTCAAATTGCGCAGTCAGGAACTCGGCTCATTTACATTGCAGCCCAACAAGGAGCTGAAAATGGAAACGGTGATCGTTGGCGTTGAGAAGGTGATAACCACAAAAGAAGCCAAGGCTGGAAGTGAGGAAGAAACGGACGGTAACTTCTTGCTACGGTTTATGCGCTCCCATTCCATCAACAATCATGATGACAGGCAGGGTATCGAGGCCGCGCTACTGGATTTGCCTGATGTTAAGCAGGCACGAGTGTATGAGAATGACACCAACCAGACTGATATTAGAGGTGTTCCGCCTCATTCCATGAATGCAGTGGTCATGGGTGGCCGAAATGAAGATATTGCGCTCGCCATTCTGAAGAAGAAAGCGGGCGGCTGCGGATTGATGGGGGCCATCTCTTATTGGTGTGAATATTCAGGCGCAGAACGAACAGTGAAGTTTGACCGTGCTGAAATGGTGGATATCAGGGTAAAAATCATCATTGATCGTATCAACGGTTTTCAGGATATCGACACAGACGGCATTAAATCCTCACTGGCTGCGACTGAATTTGCTATTGGCGAATCTGTATATGCCATGCGGTTAACCTGTCGCGTTAACACAATCTCAGGATTCTACATCAAATCAATCACCGTCAACGGGGTTGATTCAGCCCCAATTGGCGTTCGTCAGTGTGCTCAAATCAAACCGGAAAGTGTGGAGGTGCTGATTGAGTAAACGAGAGGATTTTTTAATCTGGCAATACAGAGGAAAACCCAAGGCCCGGCAAACCGTCGGGCTTTTGCTTTCTGAGACCAAAACAATATTTGAGACAGTATTGCAGCTTCCCGAAATACTCGATATCGATAAATCCGTTGGCTATGGGCTGGATTTAATCGGCCGACATGTTGGTATTGGACGGACACTGAAATCATATGTTCCAAAAGATTACTTTGGCTGGCTGGGAATAGAGGGTGCATTAGGGTTCAACGACGGCCTGTTCTATCGATACGGCGACTCCCTGCAAAAATCCGTCAAACTGGATGACGCCGACTTTCGCTTTTTTATCAGAGCGAAAATCATCAAAAATTTTCAGCGTCCGACTATCGAGGGGATCACGCATTCACTACAGCACCTGCTAGGTGAGTATTCATTTGTCATTGATAACTATGACATGACCATGAATGTCATCGTTCCTGCTGATTATCTGACGCCATTTCGATTACACGCCATTCTGAAACTCGACATCCTGAGCAGACCTGTTGGCGTGAAATACCAATTCGTTGTTGTTAACAGTGACCGTCCGTTTGGCTGGGCCAGTGATTCTCATGCCTTTGGATTTGGTGACGGAAAATTTACGAGGATTATCAATGTCAATCATCAATAAACCTGACTATAAAATATTTGCCAATGATGCAAAAGCAGGTGAGCTGGAAACATTTCCCGATCTCCTGCGCGGATGGGGAATGACCATAGACCGCACAGCCGGAAAGCCGCCGATGGAGTGGTTTAACGCATTAGGAAAACGTACTGATGAATGGATGATGTATTTGTCTCAGCGTGGATTACCTGAATGGGACGTAGCTGTCGATTATCCACAGTACGCCGTTGTGCAACATGAGGGAAAATTCTACACCGCTAAAAAACAAACGCGCGGGCAGCGCCCCGATCAGTCACAAAATGAGTGGATGTTGCTGGCTGATGCTATCGGTATCGCGAAATCCGTTACTGACGCTCTGAATGCCGTCACCGACAACGCCAACTCCCGACTGGCAAAGGGCCAGAACGGGGCGGATATACTGGATAAACCGGCGTTTGTGAACAACCTGGGCTTACAGGAAACCGTCAGAAATGCGGAGCGTCTCATTGGCCTGCCTACCGGTGAGACCCGGTTACTCAGCGGCAATAGCAGTACCTATTTGTACGTGACAGATAATAACCGTACAGGGTCATACAATACGCAAGGCGGCCATGTCTGGTCATTTGATGACACCGGGACTCTGGAGACCGGATTGATACCGATCCAGTGTGGCGGGACAGGCGCAAGAACCGCCAATGAAGCGCTGGCGACACTGGGGGCGGTGCCCGGCAACCGGACTATCAATGGCCAATCCCTGACCGCTGACATTCAGTTAACGGCGGCAGATGTCCGGGCGTATCCGGCTGACGGTCGCCTGATAAATTTACCCTCCGGGGAAACCCGGCTCGCGAGCGGAAATGGCAGCACCTACCTCTACGTCACCGACGATCACCATGCAGGGTCATACAATACCCGTGGCGGGCATGTCTGGGCCTTTGACGGTGCCGGAAAGATGACCACCGGATTAATACCGGTTCAGTGCGGCGGCACAGGCGCAAGAACGGCTGAGGAAGGGTTAGCCGCGTTGGGGGGGCTGCCCAGTAATCGGTCATGTATTAAATAGTTAGATTGAATATCAAAAATAGTACTCACGCTCAATAAAAGTTCCTATCACCTTATCGTGCATTTCTTCGGATTTTGAATAACTGATAGTTTTTCTATTCAGTCTTTTTACTCGAGTACGCTGAGTTAAATTCGTTCTCTCTATACGCTGAGTAAACGTCTTTCCAGTCAGGTGATCTTCCTCGGGAAGGTTATCATAAACAACATAATCATCTGTGCAGTAAAACCGAATATTAAAGGACGATAAAAGAGCCAGTAGCTTGTCTAATGTTTTTCTACTGCGATCGCCAAAAACATGGGCCACTATTCGTTTTAGGCGAGGTTCCCAAGCATACCAAAGCCAGCGTTGATTTTTCTTGTTCCCCACAAATGACCATTGCTCGTCTATTTCACAGATAAGCTGAATGTTATTTCCATCAAGGGGCAGCGTCGTTACGTTTCGGGGCGTGAGTTTTTTAACGTTTTCATGACAGTAGCTGTTGCGACTCTCAGGATCCGAGCGGTGTCACGAATTCCCCCATTGTTCATCGCTATGTCGACAATCTGCTCTTTAACGCCGGGTTTGCAGGCTTGATAAGTGTATTCTAACTGAAAAACCTTACAGCAGGTATAGCAACGATAACGAGGATGCCCGCCATTCCCTTTTCCATGTCCTTTGACATGTTTTGATTTGTGACAATAACGGCAATAGACGTCAGCTTTGGCCATGCTTTACCCTTAAAAGGCGGGAAGCATATCACAACAACTAACTATTTAATACATGACCCAGTAATCAGGTCGGCTACGCGTTACTGGATTTTGGCCGCATACAACGCTCGCAACGGATCGTTAAATCCAACCCCTTCGGCAACGGTACACCGTGTATTGTGCTGGCTGAGGTCAATCGCGGCTATGAACGCAATGAATGGTTCGATACGAAATGGATTTTCCAGCAGAACGGTAGTCACGGCGTTGCCGCCTCCTGTGTTGCTGAGGGGATTGTGGTTCAGGCGGGTACGGCGTCATTCTGGGCGCGGGGTATGGATACCGGGTCTGCCGCAGGTCATGCTGACGGTACCGATTGGACTAACGTTGCGTGCCGGGTGCATGTCTGGAAGGTGATGTGATGAAAATGAAAATGAAAACAATCTATGTGCTAACCCGTGACTACCGGTCGTATACCATCGGCATTCGTCCGGTAGAACCCCACATTGACGTGGATGTCCCTGATAATTTTTCCGGCGGGCCGGAAACCTATCATCCTGACACGCAGGAGTGGATACCGGATGAATTGAAAAAACCAAAATAA